TCTGAGGCCCGTTGCCATCAGTTCCACGACGTTGAGGCGCTCGGTGATTACCTCAAAAAGTACGGAGGCAAAGACACAGTTGTCCTGTGTGATGTCGGCAAGATGAAGATCAAATGCACCCTGGATGAGAAGGCCAAGGACGGATTCGAGGTTATTGAATTAGAGTCGAAGTATCATCCGCTCGTTAAACCGTTCACTCAAATGTCAATGACTTTCGCAATGAAAGATTTTGCAGCATGGATAATGAGAAACCGCAGACTGATCAGAGAACCCAACGGCAGAAACTTGGCGCTGTTACTATCTCAGATCAGAGTCTCGAAGAACATCACCATCGAGTCAGGTACCGGCAAGAAGAGCATCAACGGTATTATGGTGGAGATGGATATCGGCAGCAGCAAGAACAAGACTGAATTGGTAGAGTTACCCGAGGAACTCAAGATTCAAGTCCCTATGTTCGTAGGCCGGGAAGAGATCACCTTCACGGTCGATCTGGCGGTCGATTGCAACCGGGACCATACGGTAATCGCCACGATCAGTTCGCCCGACTTCGAGCAAGTGAAGATCAAAGAGTTCGACGATATGCTTGAAGAGTTAAAGGGAAACCTGCCGGACGGTTGTATCGTCGGCCTCGGAGTTGTTGACACCGAAAAGTGGGACTACGTTGGTGAAGACGACGACTAAGTTTTAGGCTTATAACTAAAAAGCATAAAAACGCAATGACAGAAAGGAGTTAATTATGAGCAAGATGGTACCATTGGAACTGAGCCTCTTAAATGAGGGCCAGTTCAAGAGTGAAATGGCAACGGCGTTTACAAAACTCCAGCAGGACGCTCTGACGTACTCAAAGAAGTATCCAGACAACGCCAAGGGCCAGAAGTCGAAATTGACTATCGCAATCGAGTTGAAGTGCGAAGACCCCAAGACGGAATACTACTCGATCACAACGAACGTCAAGGTAGTCACACCGCAGCCCCCGGCGATGGTTACTGCTGGAATCGGCGACTGCACTCAGACGGGCGAATTGGCATTATTCGTCAGGCAGGAAGGATCAAGTTACGACGACCCAAACCAGCACCTGATCCCCATGGAAGAGGAGAAACCTGTTGACGCAGAAGAACAGCCTGAGTAGATTACGAGTATATGAATTATGAACGGATCAGATATGATAATGCTAAATACAATCAGAAAGGAGGACAGTACCAATGAACAAGAAACGTCTATAGTCAATTCACAGAAAGATAAACAGAAACCGCAAAATGCAGGAGAGGTTCGGGATGACCAGCCCGGCCTCTCCATTATTGAACCCGAATGTACAAATCCCAACTGTCAAATATGTTTCGGTATCGATGGCAGAGGGTAATAAAAAAAGATTTTCTGAATACAGCCCTAAAGTATGGATATTAAGCGTCATTCTTGGTTCTGGCAGTCGTCAAGTATGGCTTGTCGTTCTTTTTCACACTTAACCAAATCTATCTCAAAGAAATCCGCTAATTTTTGTTCTTTATTGAACCTCACATATTCCATCATAACACCACCGCAGGATTCACACTCATAACAATTAGAGCATTTTTCTTTTGGCTGTGTCATTAGCTCAATGCCCTGCTCATTCAGCCATTCAAGAAATTCCCCTATCTTCTGGCTGGCATCTCTAACCAGTAATATTTTATCTAATTCCGGTGTCTTTATTTGTTTTATTTTCATGGCTGTACGCTCCTAATAAAAGGTTAATTTGTTTAGACAGTTATTTTAACTTTGCTTATCATGCTGTTATTCATGGTCGTTGACGTGATTGTCTTATCACCGAGCTTTACAGGCTTATCGAATTTTACTAAGCTCTTGCCCCGCATATTGACAAATCCTGCAAGATGCGAGTTGTCTTGTATTGTCGCTTGTACTTCAGTTGGTTTACTGCCAATATAACAAAATACTTTTGTACCTGCTTTATATCTCATTTTATCACCTCAATATAAAAGCCGCCCGGCCAGTATGAACGCGGACCAACGCGAATTGCCTGTAAGGAGCGAAAGACCGGAGCGGCTTGTAAGCTGAATTGATTATTTTGGTCCTTATTCATACTGAAACTATCTTCGACTATTTAGGCTGGAAAGTAAAGAAAAATATATCAAGGAAACGCAAATATTACTTACAATGGCAGTACAGGCTCTATGGCATACAATAAAAAAGATAAAAAAAGTATTGACAAATCATAAAGCAAGTTGAATAATAGAGATTGCTAAATGTTGTTGTATCTGAAAAGGACTGAAGAAGATGTCAATGAGGACGATTCAATCCGAAAAGGAGTGCAGTAATCATGCCTACCAGGACTACCCTTTGAATGCAAATTCAAGTATTAATCTAAACAAGCTGGGTAGAGAACATAAGAAACTATCCAGCTTTCTTTTATTTTTTAGTTAACATGAATAAGAGAATAAGAATTGGCAGAAAGACAGTCGGGTTTATGTGTGGGGATTTTGGTTGTTTGCCTATATATGGGCAAGTTGAGCAATTACCAGAAAAAAAAGAGAGAAAATCACGAGAAGAAAAGATACACGAAGCCATACAAAGCATAATAACTAAAGACTACAGTAAAGGATTAGTAAAATGAAATGGTATGTAGCATATTCTGATAAAGGCCCATCTGGGCCATGTGGACAATCAGTAGAATGTACGAGAAGCCACCACGATTTATATATATTTGATGATGAAGTATCTGCGAGGGATTTTATATCAAAAGTCGATGATATGATGCGCAAGAGCAGAGTTATGCCGAAAATTGAAGGAATGTGGTCGGAAGAAATGAATAACGTTTTTATAGAGGCTACAGTAAAGGACTGATATGCTAGAAAGAATAAAAACATTCTTAAGAAATAGTAAGAGTTTTCACCATAGGTTAATGATGAGATATTTACAAAAACGGAATTGGGTAGTATTTTATCTTGAACCACAGCATCGAAAATGCAATGAAGGTTGTTGCTGGCTAAGTCTTTACAAAAGCCAGACTTAAGGCATAACATGACAGAAGGACAGATATGAGAAGAACTGAAAAGCAAATGAAACAAGAGGAAAAAAGAAGTTTCGGTGCTTCACATGCCTACAATTGCAATTATCCCAGAGAGCCTTGTAATTGTGAAGTAAACAATAAATCTGAACGAAGGACATCTCATTCATATACTTGTACTTATCCATCAGACCCTTGCAGTTGTGGATTGTAAACATGACAGAAGCAGAGAAATTCTATCACAGGCTATATTATGGAATTTATGGAGATTCAAGACGCAAGCAATCGAGAGAATCTTACGAAAGACACAGAGAAGAGAAGAAAGAGTATTCCAGGCAGGCAAGGTTAAGGAAAAAGGCAGGATAATGGAAGTATCTAAAACGATAACAATATCAACGTGGTTATACTGTTTATTGTGGCTTAATAGTGTTTTACTAGTGATTTATGCAGCTATTAACATATTGAGGATTATAGAATAATGGCAGGTAGACCAAAAAGAGTATTTACTCCTGAAGAAATACAAGGAATTGAGCGATATGCACGTATTGGTAGCTATAATCGCACAATAAGCACAGGACTAAACATACCATTACATACGCTTGAGAGGCATTATGGCGCGAAAATCAGGCATTGGCGAGCAGCAGGAAAGCTTGAAATGAGGGAAAGTTTGCACAAACAACGCGATACAAGCCCACAAACAGCGATATTTATAGCGAAGAACGAGCTTGGCATGGTTGACAAACAGGAGATAAAGACTACGGATGACAAACCAGTCAAAACCCTCACTGACGAGCAGATAACGGAGTTTAAGGCTATCTTGGCGGAGCGAGACAAGAGACGAGAAGCCACGATAATACCTATAAAGGAGGCATAAATGAAGTGTATTGTATGTGATACTGAGACTGGTAGTGATAAGCGGCGCACTTGTAGCGGTTCATGTAGGGCTAAGGCACAGAGAGAGCGCACGCGCACGCTCCATTATCAAGCGCACGCGTTGGAGCGCACGCGCCCTGATGCAGACGTAGTCAAGGGCGGAGTGTGCTGGTGTTGTGGTACAGAGATACACGAAGCACTGGTCTGGCAAAGCAGCACAAGTAAGAGCAGGAGCAGCACCGCCCAGGATAGGAGAGCTGATGCCATGCTATGCCTGAAAGAAAAAACCCATATCACAGAACAGACGGGGGTAGGGGAGGGGTGGCCGTTTGCTGGCGCAGATAAGGTACCAACCCCCAATCTAAGTATATAGTTTTTGGAATACCATGATTATGCTTGACTGGCTACGAAAGTTAAGAAGTCAAATACATTGCTCATTGTCAAATAAGACAAGGACTGGTACGAGGACGTATTATGCAGAGGGCAGGTATATGATAGCGAACGTGCATGGCGATTATATAAATAATTGTTTTATACCTTATGCGAATATTTCTGAATGGTTGACTCAGGAACAGATAGACAGCATTGTACTTACGGAGACGATGCCGGATGACTAATCCCACCCATACTCCTAATTCTAAGGCATCACAAGCCACAGACGAAGCGGTAGCCTTTGAGGGGCATTGTGAGAGCGATTATGACAAGTTGAATAAGATTGCAGATTTGGAATGTCATTGTCCTGACGATGAGTGGGGCACTCGTTGTATTACTTGTATAGCCTCTGGAGCATTGAATTTAAGTGCTGAGTTATTGGGTGAGGCCATAAAGGAGATTCATTCTTTGTCTCCCGAAAGCGCAGGTACTGAATGAACAGCTTGATAAGAAATAAAAAGAAAGCTAAGATAGCATCTCAAAAAATGGGACATAAAATGGGCAAGTTCTATATGTTTCTGGGATTTGCTCTATCAAGATGTGTTGTGTGTGGAAGGATGTTATATGTCGCCGGAAAACCTCATAATCATCTATATGGCAAACTCATATCCGGTGATACTATTAAAGAACTATGTATAGAGAAGTTAGCATGACCCCAGAGACTGAGACAAAAACGAGAAGTATTGTCATAAACTTAGTAGGGACAGAGGGGCAGTTAGATATTGCCGAGAGCGATTATGCTGTTGTCAACGTAGAAGATGCAGCAGAGAGAGCTAAAAGTATTATTCTTGAATTAGGTAAGAAATACAGAAATTACGGATGGTCGATAATCTCAGGAGAAAAGGAAGATTGTCCTTCATGTACTGGTGAACTTATTGAATTAAAGTATGAAACGATTAAAGTTCAAGAACGAGTTGCTTGTCCATTTTGGGATGTTGTAGAGCCTGAAGGTGAAATATGTCGCATAAATGCCATTCTTTGTCCAGAAGAAGGCTCAATATGGCCTGATTGCTGTCCTTTATTAAATAATGACGGAGTTCTTGTTGAAGTAGAACCCCCCACTGAGCAAGAGACAGAATGACTCAATACGGTGGAGCGATATTTTCAGATAGATGTAAATGCGGCAGGAAGTTAAAGATGCCGAAAGAACTGTCAGTAAATGAATTTATGGCCGGCAGGGCTTTAATAGCTGAATGTCCGGATTGTGGCAAAGTCGAATCTAAGCAGACAGGTTGGAAATGAACTGGCTGATATGCAAATGTTTATATTGGTACGAGAGTATATTTAACACGCATTATTGAGGTAAGAGAATGAAGCTTATAGAAGTTCCAAGATTTCTTTATATTATGCTTTGGATAAATTCCTGTTTATTGGTTATTAGTTCTTTCATAGGAATAGTGAGCTTTTTTGGGTGCTAACAAAACGAAACGTGCAATAGAAGTCTTGACGACTGAATTAGATGATGTTATATACGTCAATATGAAGGAAAGAATACAAGGAAGATATTATGGTGAGCAGGCGGCAAGGTTTGACGAGTTGGTTAGAAAGGGAATAATAGTAAATGAACCGCAGACTATTTCTTAAACTGTTAGGCGTATCACCTGTCTTGCCGAGCGTATTGATGGCGAAGGAGAAACTCGGCGCGTTTGACAGGCGATTTCCGGTAGAGTTTACTCCTGACGAGAAGAAGTTTACATGGGTTATCGGGAGAGGCAATCCTGAATCATTTGATGCACCCGAATCGTTTGCAATATGGACTGAAATGTGGGATTGCCAAACAAAGCACAAATTAACATTTGACGAAAATATGGAGTGTGTAAAACGTGAAGAATTCGAGCAATTCCCGTTTGTTGTGTTTTCAGGGGAACAGAGTTATGTTGGTGATATAAGTTTTGTTGAACGAAAGATATTGCATAGATATTGACAATTTAAGAATATGGGTTAACTGACAGCCTGGCCGGGCTGAGGTTACTAAAGAACGAATCACAAGCGCAAGTAGGTGCCTACTCACCTCTTGCGCTTTTTTCGTTGCCCACTGAAATTATGAAAGAATCAATAATAAATCTCGATGACCCGAAGGTAACTGAGCAGTTTATGATAGCGGACTCTGCTTTCTGGGCGGAGAAGTCTCATATCAGTCTATTGGGCGGTACGATATTCACTTTGGACGACTGCAAGTACCTTGCGGATATTATGCGGTCACAAGCCGACGAGAAGGTGATAATGAAAGGCGCTCAAGCCAGAATCACTACTATTTTTATGATAGATGCTATCCATGGACTCATACACAATCTTTACCCTCAGGGAGTCATATATTACTTCCCGACCGAAAAGGCGGTCGAAGGATTTTCAAAGACACGGTTCGGGCCTTTAGTGGCTGATAACCCTGCGATACGAAGGCATTTGCAAAATACCAACTCAGTCTCAATCAAGAGAGTGGGCAAGACTTTCCTTTCACTTTTAGGCGCTAAAGCCACCCAATCTCTGCAAGGGACAAAGAAGGACGGAACATCAGTAAGGTCAACTCCTGCCGACTACATCATAAGAGATGAACGCGACCTGTTCGATGAATCGATGGTACGAATGACTAAAGATAGGTTACAGAATAGTAAAATAGCCAAAGAGGTTGATTTGGGTACTCCGACTATTCCCGATTTCGGTATTTCAAAGTCTTTTAACGAGTCCGACCAGAGGTATTGGAAGATACCCTGTCAGTGTGGTAAGTGGACTTGTATAGTTGAAGAGTTTCCTCAATCGATAAGGTTCAAAGATAACGAACCGTACTTCGCTTGTATAAAATGTGGTGACGAGATTTATCCCAGAGACGGCCAGTGGGTGGCCAAGTACCCCGACAGGAGAGTTGCAGGCTGGCTGGTAAGTCACTTCATTACTCCTAACATTAAATTAAGAAAGGTAATGACCCGATGGGAACACGACCAGAGAGAAGGGAAGATAGGAGAATTCTATAATGGCGTTTTGGGACTACCATTTATACCAGCCGAAAACCGCCTTCGCCACAGTGATGTCTATGCCTGCTGTGGCAATGATGTTATGCGTACCGATGTATCTATTTCAGAGACTGCCCTCGGCGCTGATATTGGCAAACATTATCATACTATTGTTATTGCTGAGAAGTTGGATACAAAACGCGCTAAAATCATCTACCTCGCAAGAGTCAAAGGCTTTCAGGCCATCCACGACATCGCAAAAAAGTACAATGTAAAGAGTGCCGTCATTGACAGACGGCCTTACGAAGAGGAATTTACCAACTTCCAGAACGCTGCGAAGTTCAGGGTCTTCGGGGCAGAGTATAAGGACAGGCAGAAAGATTTCCTGAAGACCGACGAAAAGACCGGAACTTATTCACTTCTGAGAAATCAGATATTCGATAAGACTCACGCGTGGATAAAGAATAAGGAAATTGAGCTTCCCAGAAAGAGTGCAGAGGTCGATGAGTTCGTAAAGCAGATGTGTAATTGCGCGAAAGTCTTAGAGGAGAACGAGGCGGGTGACAGAGTTTACAGGTACATAAAGCTCGGTGATGACCATTACAGAAGTGCGGTCAATTACTTATACATGGCCCTGCAAGACCTGACAGCCTATCAGGGTATGAATACCCCTGGATGGGGAGTTGAAGAAGAAGTTAAAGACTGGAATCCGTTATTGGTATGAGTGAATGGTGTGCATATTGCGAAGAAGACAAAGAGGTAGGAATGCCTTTAGATGTTGAAGGCAGATTTGTTACCGAAAACAATTTACATTACATTGTTAAGATTACCGCATTAAATGGATTTATATGTAGGGATTGTGGTAAAGCGATGATGGAGAGTATTAAAAAGAGCAAGGTTTTGTGGAAAGAAACTGTATTAAGTAAAGGATAAGCTAATGGCAGGTGCAGCAGTATTAAATATAAAACTTAAAGTGACAGGATTAGGTCAGGAGATAACTTACGGTGTTGACTCCGAGGGCAATCCTGAAGACCTGACCTTAACAGTACCTACGGAATATACACCGAGTCGTCTTGTCGTAGCTACCGCTACCGCGACTGCTTTGCAACTTAGTGACTTAGCTCCGCAGATAGCACTTACGAAGATGACTTACCTGTATATTAAGGCATTGTCCGGTACTATTTATTTACAATTGGATACTGCGGGGACGACTACATTTGCCGAAGCCGCTGCTCACATCGTCTTGCAGAGCGGTGACGCTAATCTTATCTCTATAAATCCGGCTGGTAACTTAGGCGTAACTATAGACGCTGCTTCAAATACGGATACATTCGAGTTTCTTTTACTTGGAAAGGCTTAATCATGGGCGGTGCATTGAGAACAACAAGAACAAAACTGCCACCTGCTGCTGCACCGGCACCGAGTCCTGTACCTCTGGACGTTGAGGTATTGGAAAAGGAGCGTGCGCGACGCAGGCAGAAACTAAGACAGTTCGGACGGCAGGGGACTATTCTTACTGGCGGTGGTCTTGGAACTTCTGACGAAGCTTCGCAAAAAGGAACGTTACTCGGTGGGAGTGCATAATGGTAAAAAAAGTACTAATGTATCGTAGTCGTAAGGTAACGGATTTAGACAGAAAAGAATTATTGGAACTTGTCGAGTATTTACATCAAGAAGTAGAAGACGAAAGAAAATCTCATACTCAGTCTATGAATATGTCGAGGATGTGCAGACAGGAAAGGGCGAGAATAGCATGAGTGGACAATGCAGCATACTCTTAAGGCAGAGACAACTCGAAGAGGTCAAGTGTGACTACGAACCTTTACAGCAGTTGGCTGCCAAGTACGTCAACAACCGCAGGGAACTGATGCGTGATTCCCAGAGATACGATAAGAAAGGCCAGAAGCATGGTAAGGATATATTTGATGCTTCTGCTTCGTTGGCTTTGGCTACGTGGCGAGATGGGATGCAGGGATTCATGGTATCGGAATCCTTGAGATGGTTCAAATCTCGGATGAGCGATTACCGACTAAATGATATTGATGAAGTGAGAATATTCCTTGCCGAATACGACGAGGCAATGTATGCGGCTTATGAAAGAAGTAATTTCTATTCGGTAGTAAACGAATGGTTTAACGACTCTGGCTCAGTCGGTACGGCCACAATGTACGTCGAAGAGGATATTAAAGGCGGTACGACAATCCATACACCAATCCACCTGAGAGAAGTATTTATAGCAGAGAATAGATTCCAGAATGTTGACGTTCTTTTCAGGAAGTTCTTCTTAACTGCAAGGCAGGCAATGCAGAAATTTGGTGAGAGTAACTTAACTTCGGACGTAATCTCTAATGCAGCGAATAACCCTGAGAAGAAACATGAATTCATACACGCAGTCTATCCCAATGATGAGCGACAGTTTGGCTCTATCACTTCTACTAACAAAGCGTATAAGTCGGTTTATGTTCAGACTAAAGGAAGCACAGGCGGTTTGAATGAACCCAACCAAACATCAGAGGTCTTACTTGCTGGCAATACAGGTCAGAATGACCAGAATCTAATAGCGAGAGAAAGTGGTTACGATGTATTCCCCTACGCTGTGTGGCGGTTCAGAAAGAACTCGGATGAAGTTTACGGTCGTTCTCCGGCGATGGACTTTATGACGCCTATCCAAAAGCTCGATGTTATTGGTAAGACTCTTTTGCAAGCCGCACACTTATCTGTCCGTCCTGCAAGGAACGTCCCTGAACGGATGCGTGGTCATGTGAGAATGGATGCCGATGGAAATAACTACTTTGAAAAAGGCGGCGACCAGATTTCAGTAATCAGTTCAGGCGTAAACTTTCCAGTAGGAATTGATAGAGAAGAAAGGTATGAAGCATTTATAAAGCAAGGCTATAATGTAGAGTTTTTCAGGACATTTATCGGAAGGCAGGGCGAAGCGACGAGAGAAGAGATACTACAGATAAAAGCGGAACAGGCACAGTTAATGGGTTCTCAGGTTGATAGACTTACTAAAGACGGACTCAGTAAGAACTTCGATATAGTAGCTGGTATAGAAAATGAGGCAGGTCGTTTACCTGAACCGCCCCAGATACTTGTCGATAGGATTGAAGAAGAAAAAGAACGTGGCGCACAGAGGACTAAAATAAACATTCGTTTCACCGGCCCCTTAGCACAGGCACAGAGACGTATGTTTGAGTTACAGCCGGTAAAAGAAGGTTTGCGGGAATTTGCCGAAGCGTCTGTTTTCTTCCCGAACATATTCGATAGGGTAAACGAACTAAAACTCTCAGAGAAAATTGGCGATAGTACCGGCTTCCCGCAGGATATTATGAATACCGACGAAGAGATAATAGAGAAAAGGAAGCAAGATGCGGAAGCGTTGGCACAACAGCAACAATTAGAACTTTTAGGTCAAGCGGCTGATGCTGTGCCGAAACTCAACAAAACGACTGAAGAAGGTAGCCCATTAGAGGCAATAGGGGAGGCTGTAGGAGTATGAGGTACGAAAAAGGAACTGACATAAAAGGCAATGAGGCTTACATAGATACCAGAATGGGAAGGTTTGTATCCAAAGAAGAATACGAAGAGGATAAAAGAACCGGAGATGACGGTTACGAAGACCTCGACGGTGAATGGTGGAGAATATTCTAAAGGAGTAACTAATGCCACATAAGGGAACAAAGCCATACAAAGGTAAAAAAGGACACAAACGACCGAAGAAGGGTAAGAAGTGAACCCTGACCCAATAGAAATATATTACAGGAACTGCTTCGGTACAGGTTCAGGAAAAGTAGTCTTAAAGAACCTCTTAATGGAAGCAAGGCTCTTTGAACAGAACGAAACGTCCGAACAGCAGGCTGTGGAAAACTTTGCAAAGACCATACTCCATAAGATGGGAGAGTATGGCGATACAAGAATGAATGAAAAGTTAATTGACAGGTTATTCAATATACCAAAACGAAAGGAAAAAATAGGATGGCTACAGAAACTAAAGAGAAAAAAGATGACAAAACTCCAGCGAAAACAGTAACTCCAAAAAAGAAGAAAGCTAAAAAGAGAACAGGACCGTCTATCACCGAGTTGTCTTTGCGTCTCGCAGTAGTTGAGACGAGGTTAAGTGCTTTAGTTGACGCATTGAAAAGTTCTAAAGGATTGAAAGGAATATAAATGCTGGAAACACAGAAACGAAGGATAACTTGTAAGAAGTGCGGTCTTCTTCATTACAGTAACGAGGACTGTCCGGAATATGCAATCAAGCCTCTCGATGAACATCCTAAATGGACTATCGAGCAGAGCCGAAAGAATGGTACCCCAATCGAAGGTACTATGCGTCGCATGGAGGCACTGGAAGACCGAGTAAATCAATTAATCGATATAGCAAATAAGGAGAAATTATGCCAGAACCAAGTTTAGTAACAGAAACGCCGCCTGTAGTTGCGTGGCATTCTGAAGAGAACGCTGAGTTAGTAACTCAACAAAACTGGAAGAGTGGCGATGATGTAATAAGGGACTATAGTGAGTTGCAAAAGTCTGCTTCTACAAGGGTTAACTTGCTTACAGAGGAGTCGTCCCCGGAAGAGAGGTCTGCTTTCTATACTAAGATAGGAAGGCCGGACACGCCCGAAGGCTATGAGATTACCGAGGTACCTGAGAACATAGGATTTGACGAAGATGCTATTAAACAGTTACGGCAGGATGCTTTTGAAGCAGGAGTCCCTAAAGTAGCTTTTGAGACTGTTCTGAAGAACTATCTGAACCGCCTATCTGAGCAGGTTGTCCAGACAAGAGTAGATGGCGAAAAGGTTCTCAAGGAAGAGATATGGAAAGGCGATTACGACGCTAATCTCGAAATAGCCAAGAGGTACGTATCAGAACATTGCAGCGATGAGTTCAAGCAGTATCTCGAAGATACCGGACAGGGGAATAACCCTATATTTGCCAAGCATTTTTACGAACAGGGCAAGAAGACGTTAAGCGATACTCTGATAAAAGGCGACCAGAAGGGTAATGGTGACCCCGAATACAAACCTCAATATCCAAATTCACCCGATATGTATAAAGCTGGTGACGATGAGGAGTCTAAGAAAGCAAGGGCATACTTTACTGCGAAAGGGTATGTATATTGAAAGTTATATGGCTTACAGGTGAATCAGGAGTCGGTAAGACTATCTTAGCAGAGCGTTTGCAGGAGAATTGGCCTTGTGTAATTCTCGACGGTGACGAGATGAGGGACAGTATATCCTTAAAGGCAGGCTTTAGCAGGAAGGATAGGGCAGAACATAACTACCGGGTTGCTCGACTTGCCAAAGTCTTATCCGAACAGTCTAACGTAGTCGTCTCTGTAATAGCGCCCATTAGAAGTGTCAGGGCGGATATAGACGATATATGCTCCCCTGAGTGGGTATGGGTAAGACGTAAAGTACCTGAAAGGGAAGGTCATTTCTACGAAGTACCGGACGGATACTACAGACTCAACCACGATATACTCTCGATAGAACAAAGCTGTAAAACCCTTATGAGTTTGTTGGGTATCGAGAAGAAGATTTATAGCTTATTCATAGGAAGATGGCAATCAAGGGAAGCTTTGCATAATGGCCATTTAGCATTATTCGATAAAGTCAGGAGTGAAGGTAAGAATATTGCTATAGGTATTCGTGACACTGAGAAAGATGAGAACAACCCGCTCTCTGCCACAGAAAGAAAAAGTATAATTGAACAACAAGTACCCGACGCTAAAGTATTCGTGATGCCTGACATCGAGGAAGTCGTCTATGGCCGACGGGTAGGTTGGGGTGTTCGTGAGTTGAGATTAGACGATGTAACCGAATCAATCTCAGCCACGAAGATACGGGAGACATTTTAGATGCACATAAAAGTTCCAGTATATTCAAGATTCGGCCCTAACGTCGTTTATAAGGACGGCGAGGCTTGCTGTAAGGATAAAGACGGCGAAGTTACATGGGCATATTCCGGTAAGGACGTTACCGGCAAAGGGATATTCGTCTGTGCGTCTCCGAGGTCTGCAACGTCTTATATGACTCTTATACTCAGAGAGTTAGGATATGACATAGGTCATGAAAAAGCTGATAAAGACGGTTCGGTCGGTTATCATCTTGCAGTTATTCAGCCTGAGAACTGTTTTCATCAAGTTAGGCATCCTTTGAATCAGATTTCTTCGATGCAGTCTTTACATAGTTGGGGGTTCATGGATACGGTAGTAAATGTAGCCAATCACAAACTCTTAGGAATGATGCAATGCTGGTTACAATGGAATGAGATATGTGAATCGTTTTGTGTATGGCGGTACAGAATAGAGGACTTGCCTGATGCATGGCCGGAACTATTATGGAGAATAGGTCATTATAATAGATTGGCTTTAATACCGCCCGTACCGACTAATACGAATTCATGGAAACATACGATGTTGAACTGGGACGATTTGTACGAATGCAATAGTGAATTGTCCCAGGAAATATATGATAAACATTTAGAATATGGCTACTCTCCCGCAAGGGATAGAGAGGAGTCGTTACAAATCTCAGGATAGCCTTAACTGGCCTGAGTCGCATCGGCGTGAGTCGCCGCATTGAGCGAATGAATACGCAGTAGCAGCCCGCAATCGCCGGGATAGCTCCTACGCATAAAAGACAATTTGAATTCATAATGCGAAAGGAGCAACCAAAATGGCTGCTACACAAAAAGAGCTTAACGCTCGTGAAAACATGTTTCTCGCAGCGAAGATGACTCACAATCAGGAGATTATCGACGTAGCGGAAGTATTAAATGAGACCAATGATGTCATTCAGGACGCAGTTGTTATGCGTGCTAATGACATTACATCTCACGTTATCTCAAGACGTACCGCCCTTCCGGCCCCTTCGTGGGTGAAGATAGGCGAAGGTTGGAACGCTACCGCTGGAAGAATGCAGCAGGTAAGAGAAGGTATCGGCCAATTGAAGGCGAGGTATCAATGCCCGGATGACGTTATGAGACTCCAGCCTAATCCTGCTAAGTTCAGAATGCAACAGGAGCGTCCTCACATCGAAGCTATGGGCCAGGAATTTGCCAATACCCTCGTAGCCGGTAGTACTACCGGAGAGGCACCTGAAGAGTTTGACGGCCTCTTGGCACGGTACAACACTCTCAGTCTATCACGGTCGGCTTACGTCGCTAATAACGGCGCTACGGCTGGCACAGGAGCGTCTTTAACGTCAATCTGGTTAATCCAGTGGCGACCGGGCGGAGTTTACTTAACCTATCCTCGTAATGCTGTCGGCGGTGGTATTAAGAAAGAAGATAAGGGCTTGGTTTACACTATGTCCGATACTTCTTCTAATACCCCATCCTATGAGCCTAATAACAAACAGTTATGGGCGCATATCACAGAATTCTCATGGGACATTGGTCTTGCTATCGAGGATACGAGAACTGTAAAGCGTATCGCTAATATCTCGACCAACTCAACTACCGACGCAGCTACACTCGACGAGGACAAGATTATCGAGGCCCGCTACAACTACCAGACGCCGGGTACGATTTACATGTACGTTAATGAGACCATTTTCGTACAGTTGATGATACTCGCAAAAGACAAAGTTAACGTCCAGTGGGGGCCACCGAATCCTTTCGGTCAGCCGCAACTCATGTTCCATGATATGCCGGTGAGACGACTGGATGCAATAGATACGACGGAAACAATCGTCACTACATAGAAAGGGGGCCACTTATGGCACTTTTTGATGTTTTATTTGAATTTTCCGATGCCGATGTTCAGACAATTATAGCTACCGGCACCGGCACTTTATCAACTACTAATGTAATAGATATGCAGGCTACCGACCTTGAAATGGGTGCGGGTGAACCTGTATGGCTGAATATCAGAACTGCAACTCAATTTGCCGGGGCTGGAAATATTACATTTGCGTTAGTTAACGATACTAATGCAACCATTGATTCAGGTTCCGTTAAAGTCCTTACAACTGAAACTATGGCTATTGCTACTGATGCAAGATTGGCTCCGGGCGGCTGGATATTGCGCACGCCACTGCCAAACGACTTCGATAGTGACCAGTATGTGGGTGTAGTTTGTGTAAGTTCCGGCGCGTCATCGGCTGGTGCTGTCGATGCGTGGTTAGACCACGGCTCGATTTCAACTTACAAAACTCAGGTATCAACCTCTAATATTTAAGGAGAGTTATGGGACAGAAAATAATTGGCGTAACTTTGAATCCTGACTGGAAGATGGACGCAAGAATAACATCTATGGTCGAATACTGGGACAGGGATGAGGATAAAGAGTCTCATTACATTCCAGCCGAATGTCCTGCTAATGGTCGGGATGCGATAGTTTTCAATGCAATGTACCGCATACCAAAGCCGACACATATTCTGTTCCTCGATGCCGATGTTCTGCCTCGCAGAAATACGCTTAAAAGACTACTCGACCACGACAAGGACATTATAACTGGCGTTTACAATATTGGCCAGCAAGGAAAACTTTACTGGAACGTTTCAAAGTCTGACACCTTCAATGCTATTGAACTTGAAGAATTACCAGACAATCCATTCAAAGTAACTCTTTGTGGTAATGGCGTAATGTTAGTTAAGACCGAAGTCTTTGAGAGGTTAGAGTGGCCTTATTGGGAGAATATCCGTTCTCCTGGTTGTATTAAGCAGGGCGAGGACTTGTACTTCTGTAAAAAAGCAAGAGATGCAGGTTACGATATATGGTGCGACCCGAAAGTGAAATGCAACCATGTAAGAATGTCGGGATTACTGAGTATTGCAAATGAACAATCAAAACTCACGAAAGGAGTAAAAAAATGAAACGATTAATTTTAATCATGGCATTTATTTTGGCTATGTGCATACCTGTTCATGCTTTGACGTATGATGCTGAAAGCAGCACTACGTTTAATAATGGTTATCAGTGGGGCGGTCATCCTCAGAAGGACAGGGCGTGGATATGGGCCAAAGAAATGCAAGGAGCATCAGAACTTAGCGGCCAGCTTGGAACGGGCAAGATATGGTATGTCGATTCCGGGCGCGGCGTTTCAGGCGACGGTAAGTCATGGAGCAGGGCGGTCATTACGCTCGAAGAAGCTAACGTTCTTAGTCTTGCTGATGGCGGTGCAAATAGAGGCGATGTAATCCTAATCGCTCAGGGCCATGCCGAGAACTTTTCTATTGCAAACGCCGCCGACCTTGATACGGCAGGTATTACGGTTATAGGTATTGGTAATGGAGCTAACGCACCTACCTTTTCTTATACGACCCCGGCCGGTGAGTTAGTTTTCGGTGCGGCAAGTGTAACTATTTACAACTTGAGGTTCTTCCCTGCTTCAGACGATGTGTTGATGGCTATTAGTGTAGAGGCCGCAGGTGATAATGCTACGATAATCGGTTGCGAATGGGTCATGCCTACAACCGCAACCAATTGTTTTCTGGATGGTATCGACCTTGCAGGTACGGCCCATGACTTCAGAGTTTACAATAGCATTTACCGTAACACATCAGTTACCGGCCCTGACCACTGGATAGAAGCTGGCAACGGATTTAATCATCGCATGAGAATTGTCGGCAATGACATCATGGGCGATTTCGATGTTTCCGCTATATGGTCTAATGATGTGGATGAAGATGCCTACATTGCATACAACACGATTCGCAATAAAGATTCAAGTGAGCATGCAATTGAATTTACTGCCGCTGCTACCGGGATGATTTGTTACAACGCGATTTACACAGACGCTTCACCAACGAGTATAGACCCCGGCGAAATGATGTTAGTCGAGAATTACGTTGCAAATGAAACTGACCGTTCGGCGGAATTATATCCGAGCGACCAATAATGAGTGAAAAGCATAGTATAGAGGCCAGAGACATGTTTCTTCTGGCATTAATCTTTGGATGTTCTGTGGTTCTTTGGCCTCTATGCTGGCTTGTTAATATAGTTTTATTGTTTTGGTGGACTCTTAGATGCTTAGGATTACCAATATAGTATTTATTCTTGGCTTTATACTATGCGCTACCCTTGTATCGAGCAATATGACAATGGGTTATGCACTTACGCATCGTTATCTTGCATGGGGGATTACTACATTGATTCTCTTTGTATTAATGGCACGAAAACTAAAGTATGGCAATCTGATGTTCCTATTATTAGCGGCTTATTGGCTTATGGTTACATATTCGATTATTCGGGCGGTCAATCCGGGCGAAGCAGTAGGCCAGTCTTCAGAAGTAATTTTAATGATAGCGTATTTGGCTGTAGCGGTGAAGCAATTAAAAAACAACGAATCGTTTCCGAAGGTGCTTATATTATTGACTATATTCATTGCTATATATAGCTACATCAGGCCGGTAGGAATATTGGCATACAAGAACCAGACCTCTTATGTCTTATTCATGTTAATGGTCTTGTGTGCTTATTATTATAAATACTGGCCGATACCTTCCGTAATTGCCATAGCTACGAGTTTGATTGCAATAGCATTGTTAGGGGCAAGGTCTGTCTATCTTGCCATATTCGTTTCGGGAGTCGTTCTTGTAATAACTAATAAGAAATATCTCATAATAACGGCGTGTGTTTTCATGGCCGTTGGTGCCATTGCATATAAGAACAGTAATGTATTCAATACCGAATCCCTTAACCATAGAAAAGAGATATGGACACAAACATTAAAGATGATAAAGCATAATCCTTCCGGTGTGGGTGCAGGTAACTGGAAGATGATATATCCTGCATATTCAGCTGAAGCCCCTCTCTCAAGGGCTAATAATTATGTGAATCGTTTTGTTATAAGGGTGCATAACGATTTTCTGGAAAAATGTGCAGAAATCGGTGCGTTGGGAATGTTAATATATATATCGATTTTTGTATTAGCAATTTATTACAGTAATGGATGGATACGAGCGGGAATTATCGGCTATATTTGTGTTGCTTTTCTCTCATTTCCTGCAAGCAGGCCGTTTCCGTCAATGCTCCTGATGATATATTTTGCCCATGCGATAAAAGACCATATAAGGTCGGTTAAATTCAAGCCTTTTTGTACGGTTGTAATAACAACATTACTTGTTATCGGGGTAATAAATTTTACTATTAGGCATTTAGGGGCAAGGCAAGTAGTAAGAATATATAGCGCCCAGATTGAAAATGATTGGGATGCGATATTATCGGAAACTGAAAAGATTTCGCCACTATTCAATATTGACCCCGTTTCCGCAACGCCGCTATCTCATTATCGTGGGATTGCTTATCATTCTAAGGGCGATAATGTAAATGCAATGAAGTCCTTTGAAGATGCGGCAAGAATAGCTCCATATCACTTATACAACCTAATGAACCTTGCCATGATGTATCAAGTTGACTGTCAGTACGATATGGCGAAGCACGTCTATTTTGGAGTTGTGCAAATGTACCCTGATTTTGAAGATGCGAAAAATGGCATTAAAAATATTGAAACGGCAAATCAAATGATACGAAAAGCGGTAGAAGAAATTAGAAGATTTGGGCGAGGGGTTTAATATGGCTACAAAACTCGGAATATATAATCTTGCATTATCTCAACTCGGTGAAGATAGATTAGTAAAACTCAACGACGATAACGAGAACAGGCGAAAGCTGGATAATATCTATCCTGAAAAGCTCAGGGAATTACAAGAGCAAGGCCCGGAACTTGGCTGGAAGTTCACTAAGAAAAAGAACATAGGTATTGACAGGGAATTCGCAACTATAACGGCTTTTACAGATTACGAAACGACGGTCACAGGGACAGTTCTTGTAACTACTAAGACATCGCATAATCTTATTACCGGGAACGATATTGAGATACGCGATACTTCTAACTACGATGCGATTTATACTCAAGTAGTTGCAATCTCAACGAGCCAATTCTATATGACGGATACTTTCGTAACTGATGATCCTACAGGTAAAGTCTATTGGGTTAGTAATAACTATCAATACAGATACAAAATACCAGACAGTGCGATAAGAGTAGTTTCGGTTAAAGTCGGTGGTATCGAGTTGACCGACTGGATTGAAGAGGATGGTTACATTCTAACGAATATGGAATCCGTTACGGTCTATATGGACTACCTGGACTTAGTAACGAATACCGGACTGTTTCCGGGCTATTTTACAAAGGTCTTATACTTATCCCTCGCATTAGAGCTTTCGTATAACATTAAAAAGAACGTAGCAAACTCCGAGAGATTAGAGGCGAGATTAGAAAAGGCAATATCGAAGGCCGAAGGTAAAGATGAGCAGAAAAAATACGTAAGAGAAGTATCGACAAGTTGGATAGATGCCGGTAGAGGCTCTACCGAAGGTCGAACTTTTAACCCGAATTACAGAGGCGACGGCTATACAAGTTAGGAGATAAAATCATGGCGGCAGCAGCACCAACAATGACAACGACAAGTAAATTTGACCAGAGAATATCTGATGCAGAAAGATACCCTGTCTGGGAATTTGTCCTTAACGGACTCTGGGACGCCGACGATACCGCAGACGGCACAATCAGCCATAAGATTAACGGTATTCTGCAAAAGGTAATTCTCAAAGTACCTGACGTGGCAACCGGCGCTATGACCGGGCAGGTCGTTATCAAGGACAACGGCGATAACACTATCTTCGACTCAGGTGAAAAGGGGGAACCTGGCACTTACGCATTCAATGTAAACGAGCCTTTGACTGGTACGATAGATGTCGTAATTGGTATATCAGAGGCTTCAGGAACAGCGGCAACTAATTTAGTTGTAACTTTACGAGGTGTATAAGATGAAATCGAGATTTCTTCGTCAAGAGCCATCTACTAACGGCCTTGTAGCGAGCCTGAGAATGAGGTACGGCCCTACTACAGCAGTAGCTACTGGTACGATGGTACACGACTATTCTGATAATAGTTTTGTAGGAACGGCTACGAACAGTCCACTGCCGAGTTATCCGGGTTATGATTTCACGGCGGGGAGTTCGATGTATGTAGATATTGGTGCAGGGCCGTCAAGTGTAAAGACGATTACCTTGTGGGTGAAACCTGATGCCGTCAACGTCACCGACGAACCAATAGACTTAAATGGCACAGACTACCTTACAATAGTAAATGGTACGCTTACTAAGAACGGATTCGCGGCTGGAACACAAGTCCTTTATACTAATGGAGTTGCAGCAGCAGTAACAGTAACGACTAATTGGACACATATTGGCATAACCGATACTACTGGAAGAAACGCTTCTGACTTTGATATTGCAAGAGTAACGGCAGCTTACCATGACGGATTAGTTGGTGATGTAAGACTATACAGTACAGTCCTGACGGCTGCGGATATACTTAGTATCTATTACCAGACAAGAGGATATTACAGTGCCTAAAATAAATCACATCCTGAACAGTTTTAACGCAGGCGAGCTGAGCGGCAAGCTTGATGCGCGCATTGACCAGGAAAAATACGCCTTTGGTGCGCGTACTATGGAGAATTTCATCGCCATAATTTACGGAGGGGCCGAAAGACGCCCTGGCACTGAATTCATAGCAGGCCAGAACAGCAATTCTGCCAAAGGTCGCGTAGAAGGCTTCGAGCATTCGGTTGACGATGTTTATGCTTTGTTATTTGAGAATCAAAGATTGCAGGTATTCACGGGAGGCACATCGCCTTCGGCGGTATTTAAGAAATACGGCACAGAAGATTTGTCTGGTGTAGGCACTCCGATTGCTCATTGGAAATGTAATGATAATCTGGCAACTACAGCCGTTGTTGACGCAACTGGAAACGGCCATACGGGTACGGCACAATCTAATACGAGTACAATGTCTGTACCTGATGCAGAAGGAACTGCAAATAAAGCTTTAGATATAGACGATAATGATTGGATTACTGTAGCCGACCATAACGATTTATCATTCGGAGACGGAACTACAGATAGTCCGCTTAGTATTATTGGTTGGTTTGACTATGATGATACAAGCGCCTTACAGTATATAGTTGAGAAGGGAAGAACTGGGGGGGATACTAATGAATACATTCTTTTTATGCACAATGACCAGTTAAAATTTGAATTACATGATGAAAGTGATGGCGGTTCTGTAAAAACAAGAATGACCGATACAGTATCGACGGGATGGCATTTTTTTGGTATTACTTATTCTGGCGTCGTAGATTCCGATGCAGTTGCTAATGACTCATCAGTAAAGGCGGGCATAAGATATTATGTAGATTTTATTGAAGTTCCTGCAATTATCCAATCAATATCATCATACACTGCGATGGAAAATTTGGGTGAAGATTTATATATTGGGGCAGTTGCTCCCGGCGCAACTGGATGGGATGGTGTATTAGATAATATATCTTTATGGGGTAAAGAGTTGTCTCCTGTTGAAATAGCTTCTTTGACTGGTAATGACCAATCTACCGTGTTCAGTATAACAACTCCATATCTAACAGCAGATATTCCAACTCTGAAATTCGAGCAGTCAGCAGATGTAATGTTTATTACTCATCCTTCTTATGAATCAAGAAGACTGTCACGATTTGGCGACGCCTCATGGTCGTTGGATGCCGCTGGTATAGAGACGGGGCCATTTCGGGATGAAAATTCCGTAATTAATAAAACTATCGTTTCGTCCGCTACTACTGGAGCAGTCACTTTGACAGCAGTTGGCCATTCTCCGTTTATAACGGGTGCAACGGCGGGACATTCTCCCAGTGGAACGACATCTACCTCTAAATCTATTACTGGTGCATTATTCAAACTTGTTCACGCAACAGACACACCGTCTATCGCAGGCGCAATAGATAGTGGGACTCTTAATAACGCAAGTGCAACATTGGCAATTCCTAAAGGGATTACTTGGGACTTAACTACTAACGGTACTTGGGGAACTGCAGGTAACTCTGCGAGTGTGGTATTGGAAAGAAGTTATGACGAAGGTACGACTTACGAAACAGTAGTTACAGTGACATCAGCGGCCAATAAGAATATAGTTACATCGGGAACGGAAGATTTTGCTGACGCTATTTACAGGACGAGAACATCTGAGGCGGGTGGTGATAATTCTATATGTTCAACGCAATTGTCTCTCAGGGATACTTCTCATATAGGAATAGTCAGAATAACATCCGTAACTTCTGGTACGGTAGCTCTTGGGATAGTTGTTAAAACTCTCGGCTCAACTGATAAGACTCACCGTTGGAGCGAAGGTTCATTCTCTAATTATAGAGGTTGGCCGATAGACGTAACTATCTCGGCGGAGGAACGGCTGACTTTCGCAGGATTAACGTCAAAACCTCTAACGACTTACGGTAGTAAGACAGGCGACTTCACAGACTATGCAGCCGGTACGGATGATGACGACCCTGTGACATTCACATTAGTAGGGACAGGTCAGCAGAACAGGATAAGATGGATATTATCGAAAGACGTTCTCGTTATAGGAACAGTTGGGGGGGAACATCTTTTAGGCGCTTCCAAAGACGATGAGGCTCTCACTCCGACTAACGTACGCGCAAGGTTGCAAACCACTAAAGGCTCAGAAGACATAGCTGCGATAGCGGTAGGGCAGGCGATTCTGTTCGTACAGAGGGGTGGTAAGAGAATCAGGGAACTGCTTTATAACTTTGAGTCCGACTCACATAAAGCCGACGACTTAACGGTATTTGCAGACCATATTATGGGTACAGGTAAGACTGACGGTGTAGTTGATATGGCATACCAAAGGACTCCCGACCCTGTTCTATGGTGTGTGAGGAATGATGGCCAGATGGCTGTAATGTCTTATGAACGTGACCAGAAAGTTTTTGCTTGGAGTCGATATGTTACTGTTGATGGTGACGCTGACTCTGATTTTGAATCTGTGGCAGTTATCTATGGTGGTACGAGAAGTGAAGATGAGGTCTGGGTAACTGTACGAAGGACTATAGGCGGTGGTGATGTCAGATATGTCGAAAGGTTCAAGCCGAGGAATTGGGGTACAGACGATGAAGACGCCTTCTTTGTAGATTCGGGGCTGACTTATGACTCTACTGACGTTTCGACTGTTACTGCTGCACATCTAAAAAATGAAACCTGTTCTGTCTTTGCTGATGGCGTTGTTTTTGACGAAGCAGTAGCCGACGCTTCTACTGGCGTGATAACCTTAAAGAAAGATGGAGTAGCAACGAAAGCTTCGGTAGTTCAATACGGACTTGGCTATACATCGACCTTACAACCGATGAAATTGAATATCGAGAACCAGGGTCGTGCGGCAACTTACCATATCCTCGGCGGTGTACTTAGTCTGTTTAAGACTATGCGTGGCGAATGGGGTGAAAATATAAATAAGATGAACCCTATCATCTATAGGAAAGAAGGTCAAACTTCGGCAGAGTTCCCATTAACTACCGATGATATAGAGATGGCGTTTCAGGGCGGTCAGTCGAGAAGTGGCGATGTAATTATAAGACAGACAGACCCTGTACCAATGACAGTTCTCGCGATGTATTTAGATGTGGAGGTGAATGCAGATTGATTGAAGTTAAACCAATGAAAGCTGAAGATTTACTCTATGTCATTAAAAATGGCGTAAAGGAAGTGCAACTAAAAATGACTCCAACAGAAGAAATGAAAGTTATCGCCAAGCAACGTGAAGAGTCTGGCATGTGCGTTACGGGTTGGGTAAACGGCAAGCCTGAATGCGTAGCAGGTATCGACCTTTTGTGGGAAGGAGTCGGCGACGTATGGTTAATGGTAACTCCTGCAATAGATAGACAAGTAAAGGAAAGTTATAAGTGTATTCGTATGGGACTAAAGAAATTAATTGAAGACCATAAATTGAGACGTTTACAGTCTTATGGCAGAGTCGATTTCAAACAGTGTCATACACTTTTTAGCCACCTCGGTTTTGAAGTAGAAGGTCTGGCGCGAGAGTACACGGCCGATGGCATCGATGCGATAATGTACAGCTTAATTACGGAATAATAGATTTATGCAACAATTTATGACACAAAGCACATACTGGAATTACATGAAGGATATAGTCCAGACTATACCCCATGTGATGATGATAGTGTTGTGCTTTTTGGTTACAATTAACGCATTGCAATGTATTAATTTTAGGAAGTTTGCCTGCTTGAATGGCATGCGCAATAGTCCAGTGAGCCTTGGTAAAATTGGGGCAATTTTGTTTAATCCTATCAATACATTCAAAGTGCTTTTTTTTGCCTACCTCGCTATTGCGATAGTTTTTCATATATTGTTTTCTGTGGTCTGTCCTATTAAGTATTCTTTGTCGAAGTGTACTACAAGGCTTACAAACCGTGTTGTGTCCATCTTTTCTGGCTCTATTTCTGTGAAAGTCGTCAATAGATTTAATTTGTTTGCAATCGCAACACTTTTTGGCTATGATTTGTTTAGGCATGGTTGTTTCTCCATAAAACAATTATGTTTAGAGCCGGTCGCAGGACACACTCCTGCGTTTGGCTCGTTTTATTATGACAAGTCATATCAGTATTGCAAGCCTAAAAATAAAAAATATGCGAAGGTGACATAATGTTAGAAATGTTTGATATAGGCGTTCTCGCTACTGGCGCAGAGTTTGCGATAATAGCATTACTTGCCGCTGGTACTGCTACTGCAACTATCGGCGCAATCCAGCAGGGAAAAGCCGCAGAAGCACAGTCAAAGTCTGAACAGGACATACTAAACTTCAACGCCGCTCAGAAGGTCAAGGAAGCCGAGGAACATCGCACCGCCGCACAGGAGCAGGCCGCTAAGTTTGCAAAGCAGGGACGAAGATTAAGAGGCACACAAAGAGTTGCAATAGCGAGGGGGGGCGTTCTTGCTGTTGGTACTCCAGCGTTATTACTCGAAGAAACCGCGCAGGAACTTGAAGCAGACAGATTAGCAATATTAGAGCAAGGCTTTCTGCGCGGTGAATTCGCTGAATCCGAGGCTTTCGGGGCAAGATTCGCAGGTGTCTCAGCGAGGGCAAGAGGTAGGAATATCAAGAGAGGCTCACGCTTGGCGGCAGGTGGAACGCTCTTGACAGGCTTGGGAAGTGTCGGCCTTGCGAGACAACAACTAAAAACGGAGACATAATATGCCGAATTTACCTCGACATAGAGCTACAATTACACCACAGCCGGTAGGCAAAGCGCCACTTCCCGTTAGTGCCGCTGACGTAGGGGCAGGGGCGATAGGACAAGGTCTTGGAGCATTTGGTAGAGGGTTAGGCGATGTAGGCCAAGCTCTTTTCCAAGTAGAACTTGATAAACAAAAGATGCGTGACGATGCTTCTCTTGCGAGTGCAAATGGCGATTACGATAAAGCCGTCTTCGATAAGATGGACGAAGCGAGAAGGACTACATTTACAAGTATAGAGCAATTCAATGAATTCCGCAAGCAAGCTGTGTCCGATTTAGATTCTCAAGTAGCTACGTCCATAAGTAAAATGAGTCCAGATGCAGGAGGGTTATTCGATAATTTTGCCAAGACTAATAAGCAAACTTCACTACGACAAATAGAAGGAATAATCTGGAGGAAAGAAGTTGAATTTGGTCAAGCCGACACAATGAGGCAATATTCTAATAAATTTCAGGTATTAGCTGGTGCGGGAATCCCTGTAAACGATATTCTTAAAGACCCAACGTTGAGTGTTATAGAGAAGGGTATGGCACCTTACTGGTCGTCGGGAGAAATGGCAAGGGCGAGAGATAGAATACTTATAGATTCGCTGGTAAATGTAGGTAGATATGATGATGCTAAGAGCTTAACTAATTCAACGGAAGCATTTACTCCTACAGAAAAACAAGCCCGACTCTCTAATATAAATACTGTCGAAAAAGCAAGAACGAACCAGAGAGATGTTAATTCCCTAACTGCTGCCAATTCTGCGGTAGAGACAATCTATTCACAGATAGTTCAAAAAGGTTCAGAAGCGGATATAGAGTTGTTTGCAAAACTTATATTGTCTGACCCAATTATATCTAATGAAGATGCAGTTAAGGCGGTTGATAAAGTAAAGACATTCTACACAACTTGGAACTCGGCAATTAAAGAGCCTGACGGCGAAGAAATTGTAACTTCTGATGCTACCAGAATAAAGGCATTGAGAGTTATAAATGCCGTTAAGACAGGCTCAATGACAGTAGATAGAGGATTGGAAGTATATAGTGTAATATCAAAGGTTGAGGGCGTAAATGGCAATGATGGAAAAGGATTTATAAATGATATATTTACTGCCGGAGAAACCGCTAAGAGAGTCGAGTCTATAAGGCAGAATGAGATATTAGGCGAAAGAGAGAAGCAACTCAGAGACGCTATAGAAAAACAACCTAATTTCTTCGGCGATGATGTGGCAGCAGAAATACTGAAGGACTTTGCTAACAAAGCAGTTATAGAACTTAACGACGCATTCAGGGAGGGTGAATTCGACCAGAAGCAATTAGATGCTCAAGTTGATAATTTAATAAGAAGATATACTCTGTCTGAAGCACAGCAACTTAATGCTTCAAATGCGAGGTCTTTAAGATTAGCTGAAACACTTAAAGAACAGCAAGAGAGTCTTACTAAGCTAATGGAGTCACTGAGGGAGCAGGGTAAGACAGTAGAAGCCCAGAGGATAATGGATGAAGCAATAGAATTGGGTATCTTTACCAAAGACGGAGAAACTATAAAGAAAGGTACAGGTAAGAAGAGAAATATAGGTATAGAGGTTATCAAGAGGATTTTGGACTCAATAACAGAATGACAACTACTGAAGAACAATTAAATACATTTTTAGGGACATCAGCGACATTGACGTTGACGCCTATTCCCGGCCTGTCGTGGGTGAAACCTATCGGCATCCAAGACAAGTTGGATAGAAGGGCATGGACTTCTGACAGGATTGTAGCAGCAGGTAAGAATTTAGAAAAAGCTATTGGTACTGACGACTTGATTCCACCTAATGTTTTTGAACAGCAGAAGCGATTAGAATTTTGGTGGAACGAACAAGGACGTACATTGCCTCGTCACGTATTAGACCAGCTTGGTATTGTAGGTGGCGAACAAGTTCCTACCTTGCAGGAGTCTATCGAATTAGAAGGAAGGCAGCAAGTTAGTGCGGTTAAGGATTATCTTCAAATCGAGCGACCGAGAGGAAGAGACCCACTCGATGCTATGGTTTCATTTGATATTATTGACCCTGACGAACCGGCAGTGACAAAGGTAATAAAGTCTGAAATGTCTGAAATACTCAAGGCAAGTTCTATTGAAGACCTTAGAGTTATAAGAAGTACAATGTCCTCTAATCTTCTTGAATTTGACGAAGGGTTATTGAGAGCGGTTGATGATGAAATAAAGATAAAAGAATTACTTCCCACTGTGTATAAACTGGTAGGAGAACGGCCATTGACTGTTCTTCTCGGTACGGACTTCTTCAATACGTTAGCATTCAACCTGCCAGAGTTCACATCAAGAAAAGGATTAAGTCCATCTGAGGCATTACTTGATTTACCAAAGGGAAGTGAATCAATTTATATAAGAGCGGTTGCGAGACTAAGAGAGCAGATAGCCGAAGAAGACCCAAGAATACTAACACGCATAGGACTGGAAACAGGTAACATTTTTGCGTCCTTAATTAAGTTCGCTCTCATACCAGACCCATCAAAAGCAAGAGTATTTGCTAATCTATCACCTGCTGTTAAAGCGGCCATAGGAGTAGGGACGAAAGCGGGATTAGTTGAGCTACTGCAAGCTCCAGAGCCAGGAGAAACATTTGAACAAAGGATAAAGACTACTGTTGCCGCTGCTGGAATAGGAGCATTGACAGGCGCTGCACTGACTAAGGCGGTAGAATTTGTAAAAGGATTACCGGCCAAACTAAAGACAGCAAAACTGAATAAATTATTAAATGAGAAGTTTCCACAGATAAGCCAGGAAGATTGGACTCAAATAATCAAAGAGATGGAATCAAACAGGTTGGTATCGCTGGAGATTAAACCGCCCATCACTCCGGCGAGAAGGCTTGCCCCTACAGGTTTTAGACTTGGTATGGCAGAGATAGAACCTATTAAAAAAGGCGCTAAGATTGTGGGGAAGGTTGCTAAAGCTGCTGCACCAAAAGCTAAAGAGGCAGCAGTAGTACAGGCGGCGAAATTGGCTTTAAGATTAAAAACACAAGTACCGGTCAAACCTATTAAGATTCTTACAAAGCGAGAGGCATTGTCGTTGCAGCAGTCTAATCTTGTAACGGGTGAGGGTGAGAATATACGGATAGTTCCAGATGCAAAGACGAAGAAAACTATCCAGGTTAAAGAGAATGAGATAGCTAAATTAAAAACTCGCAGAAACGAATTGATGGCAGAGAAGAAGTTTGCTGTTGCCAAGACGCAAGCTGCTGAAATACGCAAGAAGGAAGAAGCCTTAATTAGTCTGAAAGAAAAAGCGGGGATTAAACTCGAACAGACCATTGAAGGCTCTAAAGCGAAGATAGCCAAGATACGAGAAGCGACAGAATTTAAGAATGAATTGAGAGACGATGCAGTCTCTATGATAACTGCTATCCCTAAAGAGCTTCGAGCAGGATTTATTAATCGTGCTGCTAAAGTCAAGACTCTTAAAGGATTGCAGAAAATAACCGATGAGATTGAGGAAGGTGTAGAAAAGTTCGACCGCAAGATAGCAGTAGGAGAACTGCGAGAGACAATTAAAGAATTGGAGTCTAAGAACCGTCTTGGCAAAGTAAGGATGGGCAAAATACCGTCTCCGCAACGTGAGAAGATAATAGAAATTATCGATGAGATAAGTACCAAAAAGATTTCTACTCAACTCGAACCGCCCCCAGAAGATGTAAAGACATTCGGCGAACTTGACGTTAAAGCAAGGCGAGGAAGAGAACAACTTTTAGGCGCAGACCTCGAATCATTACAGCAAGTTACACAGAGGTTATCTTCTGAACTTGCAGGCGGTCTTGAAGGATTGAATGCCGAAACTGATGCCGCATTAAGACTGCCTGATGAAAGAGTGAGACGATTAAATGTTCTGACTCAGAAGAATGTTGATGAGATAAATACCGAAGATATAAAACTTGTTACTCAGTCGTTACAACAGTTAGCCCAAAACGCCAAACTCAAAGGCCAGCTTTTAACCAAAGAGGGATTCAAACCACTTGAAGGCGCTATAAAGACTGTAACTGAGAATGAGATAGCAACAACGGGTGCAGCAAGGCGAAAGGCTGGAAAGATAGAAGCTGGTAAGGCGGTAGATGTCCAGAAGGGCAAATTACAAAAGACTGCTGAATTTGGTAAGAAAGTAGCATTTTTGGATGATGCCCACTTAGATACCTTAGTGCAGTTATCAACAAACCCTAATAGTCCTGTAACGAAACAGATACTTGATACTGACCTTCACGAAGGGATGAGAAAGTCTGCCGAAAGATTGAGAGGCTGGATAAATGATTCTGCCAAAGAATTTGAGAAGATAGGATTCAAAGATACTGACCAGATTAAAGAGAAGGTAAGTGTGACTCTCGGCGGTAAGAAGATTAAGGTCGAGAAAGACTTTCTTATCAAGCTGGAACTGCATTCGAGAAGTCCTGATAACCTGAGAGCTATTTTGACTACAGAGGGATGGCAGATAGGCAGTGAGAAGATTACTTATCCATTGGACGCTCAGGGTAATGATAAAGTTGACCGGCTCGGTGAGTTGCAAGAGGCATTAAAGATAGTACGTGAAGACGCTACGTTAAAAGGAATAGCCGATTGGACTAATAAATTAACTCCAGGCAGGGCAGAAGCAATAAACGAAACATTCCGAAGACTTAACGGTTTTGATATTGCAAGAGACCCTTTATACACATCAAGACCAAGGGTACTTCCGAGAAGAGTTGAGGGCGGCAAAGACATATCCGTACCTCCAGAGTTACAAGGCCAATATCTTCCAAGGACGGGCGGCACAAAGCCAATTAGATTAGAGCGATGGTCAGATGACTTCCTAAGTGGTTTAGAGTCTGACGCTTCTTTAGAAATGGCTATCCCTCTTCGTAATGCGAGGATACTTGTTAGTAGTTCAACATTCCAGAATGCTATGAATGAAGCTGGCAGGAGTGTAGAACTTCAGAATATGATTACTATTCTAAGGCGTATTCAAGGGGTAACTACCAGTAGGAGTACGCTTGAGGTCTTTGGTGGTATGATACAAAGAGGCGTTACGACCTCTGCTCTCGGATTCAGGATAAGTACGATAGGCACACAGGCAATGTCATACCCTGCGGCCTTTGCAGAAATAAATACACCTATGAGGCCAATGCTCCCCGTAGGAAAAGACACGCTTGCCCGTATCGAAGAGGATTCAGCTTTAATGGCCTTGAGGTGGAAGGGTAGAAGGATAGGCGTTGAGGTCGGGACAAGCGCATCGTTTGAAGCATTTGATACTTTAATATTCGGCAAAGCTAAGAAGCTTTCTAATAAAGCATTACAGAAGTTAATTACAGGTGATAAATTCGCTATTGGGAATATTTATAAACAAGGAGTCATCCCTGAATTACTTTCAGCACCTCGCAACGGAAAGAATGTGAACCCGTTTGAATGGGAAGGTGTAAATGTAGCCGACCTTCCAGTAATGAATGACCCTGACTCTAAGGCGTTCAGATATGCCGCTGCAAGGCGATTAGAGTATGCAGTACGCAGGTCTCAACCGATGTTCGATATGTTGGACAGGTCAGTATCATTATCAAATCCAGCGTTCTTAGAGAGACAGCTTACTATATTCAGGACTGCTCTTGAAGCGCAGGAAAACATAGCCATCAGAGCATTAGACGCATACAGTAAGAGTCCGAAGGGGTTAGCAGATAAGAAGGAACTTACCAAGGGTTTAGGTTCTGTTATTACATCCGCATTTTCTGTAGCAGTCTGGAAGAAAGGCTTAAAGTGGGCGATAGCTACCGGTGCGACGGCGGCATTAGCGGCTTTAGGTATATTCAAATTTGATGATAAGAAAGCAAGGGAAAATTTGCCAGAAGAAGTCGCTAAGGATACAGGCAAGAATATACTTAGATTGACTAAAGTGGGTAAGTTCGTAGTAAGGATTGGTGAGTTAATCGCAGATAGGATAGCAGGCGATGGTTACAACTGGAATAGAAACACTTTTGACTTCCCTGCGATAGATGTACTTGAAAGTGGTGTAGATGCTGTTGAAGCGGTGTCTCAGGTATTGGTTAATTCTGGATTACTGGATGAATTCGTAGAGGAAACGACTAAAGAAGACAAAGCATTCAACGAGCAATTAATATCAAAATTGCAAACTGATATAGAAAAAGCAATACGTTCTTCTTATGACTTTGGGGTGCGCATAGCAGGATTGCCATTACTTGCACCGGTGCAGGAATTTCTAAGGCCAGCATTAGCAGATAGTAAAATTAAAATTATCCGTGAAGTTACATTTGGCGACGTAGATAGTCCTAAGAAATTCTCAGAGAGGGTATTTAAGCTTTACGAGAAAAGAGATGAATTAAGAAAGAAATCTAAGAAGAAACGACTAACAAGAGAAGAAGAGTTGCAGTTATCAACATTGGACAGGTTTGCTACGCAAGCTAATAAACTTGCTGATATAGCTAAAGAGACGAGTGACCAAGAATTAAGGAAGGCAAGATTCTCTATGTTTGAAATAATAATGTCAACGGCGGAGAATAGATTGTAATGTTTCTCACGACTTTATCCGACAATCTAAGAATAGCCAGAAACGAGGCTGACGAAGACGCTACGTTACTCGACCTGACTACGAAGGGCGACTATGCAAATAGACCTGCGGTATTGGGTGATACTGGTATAGGAG